GCCGGGGTGTTCGACCACCAGTGGAGCGCCCGGGGGCAGACGGCCCGGATTTACCGCACCGAGGTGGTGGGGGGCGAGGGGATCCTCACCGCCGACGGGCGGCCCTACCGCTATCTGAAGGGGTGGGCCTACCTGATGCGCACCCAGGAGAACGCTTCGCTGATTGCCGAGATCGACGGGGGGATCAAGCGGGAGGTCAGCGTGGGGTGCGCGGTGGACAAGGTGGTGTGCTCCATCTGCGGGCAGGAGCTGGACGGGTGCCCCCATGAGAAGGGGGAGGAGTACGGCGGGCAGGTGTGCTGCGGCGTGCTGACCGGGGCCAAGGATGTGTATGAGTGGTCCTTTGTGGCGGTGCCCGCCCAGCGGAAGGCCGGGGTCATCAAGAGCGCCGGGGCGCGGCTGGAGGACGAGGCCCGGCTGGGGCGGAAGTATTTGAAGGGCCTGCGGGCGGAGCTGGTGCGGCTGGCGGGGGTTGTGGAGCCCGAGCTGGGGCACGCTCTGCTGGAAAAGGTGGCCGGGAAGCTGGACGAGGAGGAGCTGGCGGGGCTGATCAAGCTGTACCGGGGGAAGGCGGATAAGCTGCTGGTGGGCAGGCCGCAGTTCCACTATGGGGCGGAACAGCTGGCCCAGGAGACCGCCGACGGGGCCTTTCTGATTTAGGGGGCGCCCATGGAGGAACAGGTGATGGAGCTGGTGGCCGCCCTGTATGGGGCGGGGACGGATGAGGGCGTGCTCCGGACGGTGTGCGCCGGGGCGCGGGCCGCCCTGGAGCGGCGGCTGAAGGACGGGGTGACGGCGGAGCAGTGCGGGGAGGCGTTCCCCCTGGCGGCGGCGTGGCTGGCCATGGACTGGCTGCGGGGCGGCGGGGGCATGGACGGGATCACGGCGTTGTCCGCGGGGGACATTTCCGTCCGGCGGGACGGGGACGGCGGCGGAAGTGGGAAGCTGGCGGAGCGGGCGCTGGCGCTGCTGGCCCCCTTCCTGCGGGATGAGAGCTTTGTATTTCGGGGGGTGCGGGGTTGATTGAGGCATTCGCGTGGGTGATTCGCACCTGCGGGCAGGAGATGGTGTGCCGCCGGGAGGACGGAACCGAGGCGGGACGGGGCAGGGCCATCGTACAGCCCATGACGAAGGCGGACTGGCAGGAGACGGCGGGGGCCCTGGGCCGGTATTCCACCGACCGTTTTCTGGGGCTGGCGGAGCCGGGGACGCCGCTGGACCAGCTGGGCCCGGGGGGCTGGCTGGAATGGGGCGGCAGGCGGTTTGAGGTGATGACCGCGCGGCCCATCTGGGTGGGGGGACAGGTGACCCACCTGTGGCTGGCCCTGCGGCCCTGCCCGGAGGACGGGGCTTGACCGGGGCGCTGGGCCGGTGGCGCTCCGCGGTGGCGGAGCAGCTCAGGGCCGCCGGACTGGACGCGGTGGAGGCCATGGAGCCGGAGCGGGCCCGCCGGGTGCGGGGGCCTGTGGCGGCGGTGGCACTGGCGGGGGTTTCCTGCGGGGCCGGGGGGTTCCAGGACTTCCTGGGGACGGAGGAGGCTGAGGCTGGCGGACGCCGGGAGGTGTATGGAAAGGCGGCGGAGCTGACGCTGCGGGTGGATGTGTTCGCGCCCAGGGACGCCGGGGCGTCCGTGTGCCGGGAGGCGGCGGAGCGGGCGGCGGAGGAGCTGCTGCTCCGGGGGGCCGCGGGGGTGCCCGTGGACGGGCTGTCCATGGGGGAGACGGAATATTTGGAGGCTGAGGGCCTGTACCGGCTGGCGGTGCGGTGCCGGTGCGGGGCGTGGATGACGGCGCGGGCCGCGGAGGACGGCGGCGCGGCGCTGACGGACTTTGAGATAAGGGGGACGATGAAATGAGCGCGGGAGTGAAGCATGAGAGGCCGGGGGTGTATTCCTCCTATGAGACCTCGGGGCTGACGGCGGCCAACGCCGGGGGCGGCCGGGTGGCCATCCTGGCAGCCGCCGGGGAGACGGAGGCCGGGACGGTGTTCCAGTGGGCCAGCTACAGCAGGGCGGCGGCGGACGTGGGCGAGTGCGCCCTGAGCCGCCTGGCCCGGATCGCCCTGCGCAACGGCGCGGGGACGGTGCTGGGCGTGGCCGCCGGGGCGGACTATGAGGACGCCATCGAGGCAGCCGGTAAGCTGGAGAACGTGGACGTGGTGGTGTGCGACAGTTCCGAGCTGGCGGTCCAGCAGAAGGTGAAGGCCATGGTGGTGGAGTGCTCCGGCGCCCGGAAGGAGCGGATCGCCGTGGTGGGCGGCAAGGCCGGGGAGACGGTGGCGGAGCTCACCGCCCGGGCGGCGGGCCTCAACTGCGAGCGGGTGGTGCTGGTGGCCCCCGGCATGGGGGACGGCTCCGGCGGGGCGGTGTGCGCCGCGGCGGTGGCCGGGGCCATCGCCGGGAACCGCGACCCGGCCCTGCCCCTGGGCGGCGCGGAGCTGTTCGGGCTGGACGGGCTGGAGTGCAATTACGACGACAACGAGATCGACGCCCTGGTGCAGGGGGGCGTGACGGCGCTGGAGACGCTGGCAGGGTCCTATTACGTGGTGCGGGGGGTGACTACCCGGACGACGACCGGCGGGGCCGCGGATACGGCGTGGCGGGAGCTGACCACCATTTTGGTGGTGGACGAGGTGATCCCGGGGCTGCGGAACGCCCTGCGGGCCCGGTTCAGCAGGGCCAAGAATACGGCCCAGACCCGGGGGGCCATCCGATCCCAGACGGTGATGGAGCTGGAGAAGCGGGTGACCCGGGAGATCATCGACGGGTATGAGGACGTGACGGTGACGGCGCTGGAGGGCGACCCCACGGTGTGCCTGGTGGAGTTCGCCTTTACGGTGGCCCACGGGCTGAACCAGATTTGGCTGTCCGCCCACATCACGGTTTGATAAGGAGGGGCTGTTATGAGTTTTAACGCGGGGCTGCGGGCGGCGGGGTTCCCCACCAGCAGCGATATCTGGCTGGAGGTGGACGGGCAGAAGGTGGCGGTGGTGCAGGGGTACTCCTGCAAGGCCAGCCGCACCTCCATGACCGTGGAGGCCTTCGGGGAGGATCAGCCGGTGGCCACGGTGCAGGGGCCCCAGAGCTATGTGATCCAGCTGTCCCGGCTGTACGCCACCGACCAGGCGCTGGCGGACGGGCTGAACTTCTATGAGCTGAAAAACTTCTCCCTGGTGATCTGCAAGCCCGACCGGAAGGTGATCTTCTCTGACTGCCAGTGGAGCGGCATCGAGGAGGACGCTCAGCTGGGCAAGACGGTGGTGGAGAAACTTACCCTGGTGGCCCGGAGCCGGATGGAGACGGCGGCGTGATGGACGGCGGGGCCTGGATAGGGCAGGAGCGGCTGGAGATCCCCGAGGGGGAGCTGCGGCTGCTGTCCGCCCGGGAGGTGCTGGACGCCCGCCGGGAGGGGGACGCTCTGGCCGGGGACGGAGGCGGGCGGGCGCTGTGCCGCAACGCCTGCCTCCTGGCCCGGGCCCTGGAGCGGGAAGGGCGGCCTGTGTTTGACAGCGGGCGGGCCGTGCTGGACGGGCTGCGGGTGGAGGACATCGCGCGGCTGGCGGACGCCTGGGGGGCGTGGAACCGGGAGATGGATCCGGCGCCGCCGGAGCGGAAGGGCCCGGCGGTGGACTGGGCGGCGGCGGTGCTGGGCGAGGAGGAAACGCGGCCTGCTCCGGATGGGGCGGGGGAGGCATCCCGCCTGGCGCCGGCCCGGATGGACCGGGCGGAGCGTAAGGAGCAGGCGGAGAAGCTGCCGGACGCGGGGCTGGACGGCTGGACGGACGAGCTGCCGGAACGGGGCGGGGAGACGGACTGGGCTGAGGTTCGGGCGGACGGGGACGGCGTGGAATGGACGGCGGAGGCTGAGCCGGGGACGGGGCGGACGGTCTGGACGCTGGGGACGGCGGAACGGGGCCGGACAGCGGGCGGCGGGCCGGAGGCTGTGGAGACGGACAGCGGGGCTTTGCCGGGAATGAGCCGGGAGGCCGGGACGGCCAGGGAGAAGCTGCCGGGTGTGGACTGGGACGGCGGGACGGGTTCGGCGGAGCTGCACCGGGGGGCGGCGGAGGGGGCGCGGGCCCCCGCGCCGCTGCCGGTTCCGGAACCGGTGAGCCGGATGGCGCTGGAACGGGAGGGCGGAAGCCCGCCGGGGCTGACGGTGGAGGAGCTGGACCGGGCCGTCAGGCGGGACAGCAGGAGATATGACGGCGGGATGTCGATTTTTTGAAAGAAGCGCGGAGCCGTCGTGAGCAGCGGGCTAAGACCGAAGCGCGGCGAACTGGCCGGAGCCGCCAAAGGCGGCGCAGGACATGACGGCATAATTATTCAGCTTGCGCTGACCCTGTTTATTATTGCGGGAATAATATTAACGGCAAGAGTAACAACAAAAAATACAATAGCCAAAAGCTTTGTAAGCCTTGCGAGAGCCTGCTCGCGGGAGCTGCTAACGTCGCCTTTGCCGAAAAAGTTATCGCTCTGACCCGACAGAGCCGAACTCATATCCTGCTGCTTCTGCTCCTGCATTATTGTCAGAATGATAATAAGCACGCTGCAGATAAGCATAATAATTCCGCCGATGATCTGAATTGCGCCGAATTCCATAGGTCACACCTCCAAATAGTATACGTTATCTTTTACAGTATACCACAAAGCTTTTGGGATTGCAAGGGATTTTTTAAAATTTTCCACAACATATTTATTTTTTTAATATTTTACCGGATATAATCTTGCTGCCCACAACCGAGCCTACTATAAG